TTAAGGTTGACAAGAAGGGTAATGTTTGGGCTAAAGATATTACTGCCAGTAATGTTGCAGGTACAATAACATATGCTTACCAGCCATATATTACAAGTCTTGGTACACTTAGTTCATTAAATGTATCTGCTAATATTAATTCAGGTAATGCTAATTTAGGTAACTTAGTAACTGCTAATTATTTTAGCGGTAACGGTGTTTATCTTACTGGATTACCTAGACCAACAGAAATTAAAGACGACAACAATACTAGCAATGTAAAAGTTGAAGCTGATGGAAACATCACAGTATCTATTTCTGGTACAGCTAATGTTGCATTGTTTGGTGGTTCAAATCTTACAATCAAAGATACAATTATATCTGCTAATGCAAACTTGGGCGATAGAGTAAGAGCAAACTATTTCATTGGTAATGGTAATTCATTAGCAAATCTAACCGGTGCTAATGTTACCGGATATGTTCCTTTAGCAGGTACTGCAAATCTTGCTGGCAATGTTATAGCAAGCAGTCAACCAAATATAACAAGTTTCGGAACATTAGTATCATTGGCAACTATAGGAACAGTTAATGCTACTTTAGGTAATAGTGTAACCTCAAACTACTTCCTTGGTAGATTTACTGTTAGTGCAAGTAATCAACCCAATATTTCTAATGTAGGTACTCTTACATCATTAACAACCGGAGCAACGGTTGAGTCAAGCTTAGGCAATAGTGTAACTAGTAACTACTTTAAAGGTAACGGTTATTATCTATCAGATATTGTGGGTAGCAATGTTACTGGTACTGTTGCAAGTGCAACTACTGCTACAACTGCTGACACAGTTACTAATGCGTCTCAACCTACTATTACTAGTTTGGGAACACTAACAAGTTTAGATGTTGCAGGACTAACCACTACACAAGATATAACAATCACCGGTAACTTAACAGTATCCGGTGACACTATAACTGCTAATGTTACTGGATTAGTAGTGCAAGACCCATTAATTGAAATGGGTGGAAACTTAAATGGAACATTAACTACTAATGATGGGTATGACCGCGGTACTATCATGCATTATTATGATACAAGTACTGCAAGCCAAACTAATGCATTTATGGGCTGGAAGAATTCAGCAAAAGAATTTGTATTTGCAAGCAAAGCAACTATTGCAACTAATATCGCAACAATTGTTAACTTAGGTAACATTAAAGCAGGTAATGCTAATTTAGGTAATTTAGTAACTGCAAATTATATTACTGGCACACTAACAACAACAAGTCAACCTAACATTACTTCTATTGGTAAGTTAGCTAATCTTGTAGTTGGTAATACTACAAATTTTGCTACACACGGCAATGGTACTATAACAACAAGTGGAAATATATCTATTACTACCGGATACTATTTTATAGGCGACGGTAGTAAACTAACTGGCATTGATACATCTAGTCTTAAAAATGGTACTAGCAACATTTCTATCTACGAAAATGATAACGTTGCAGTAAGTATAAACGGTACAACCAATTCTGTAGTAATAACAAGTACAGGCATCTTTACTGCAAATGCCAACATTACTGCTAATCTTAGTGCAGGTAATGCGTTTGTTACCGGCACTGTTAGAGCCCCGACAATGTTTGCTAACGTATCAGATGGTACAGCACCGTTTACAGTCTTAAGCACAACACGTGTTGCTAATCTAAATGTTGATTATTCAAATGTAAGTGATTATTCATTTGTAAAGGACATAACAACTGGAACATTCTATCCAGTATTAAGTAGTAGTGCATCTGATGGTAATTATCAATTATCCGGAAACTCTACATTATCTTTTAATGTTGGTACCGGTACATTAAGTGCATCTAAAATTGCCGGTACATTAACAACAGCCGCACAACCAAACATCACAAGTACAGGTAGATTAACTACACTAACTGTCGGTGGCGCCTCAGCAAACACATTCATTGACAGTTCAGGTGTTAATGCAAATGGTATAGTTACATCAATTGATTTGAAAGTTGAAAATAGCGGGTTTGCCGCTGGATCAGGTAATGTTAACTTCATCAAAACAGCTAACGTACACTTAGGTGGAGTTGCTAATTTACATATCTCTGGTGGTACATCAGGAGACTTCGTACAAACTGATGGTGCAGGCGTTCTAACATTTGCTAAACCAAAAGCAAATATAACAACAACAATAAACAATTTCACAGTTGGTTCTGGTCTTGAAATTGTTACTGACTTTACAAATGCAACATATCCATCAGGTAAGTTTACAATTAATCAATTAGGACCGGTGACACTAGGAGTTTCTAGTAGTTGGGCTAGTGGTGGTACTAGTAAGAATGCATATACATCATTTGTTGCTGTGAGTGACCCGTCTAACGTAATCAATACTCAAAATATTTCTTTAGTAATTACATTAGTAAATGCTACTTTTGCAGTTACTGTGTCAGATACTATTGTTATCGGTGGCATTGCAATTACCGGAACAAACATCACTGGTTTAGGCATCAGTGGTACAGGAGGAACTATTACCATTACCAGTACACTACTAAATAGCATTAGCGGTGGTGGTGCAGTACAAACTAACGCTTCTAATACAGTTTCTATTAACTTAACTACAACCAGAGGTTCATATACGGCAACAGGAACAGCATTGACAAACATATCAGCAATACCATTTAATGTTAGTTTATCAGGAGGATTTCCAAGTTCTTCAATTCCTTATTGGGCTACTACACAGGTATTCAATTGGAATATGACTCCGGTTACTGGTACAGTTGTATCAGGTAATGTTAGATATGTGCCTACTGTGGCTGGTACACCAGTTGTTGATTTAACGACTATAGGTAATACAAGTGGATCTAGTGGGTCAATAAACAGTACAGTAAGCTATACAATAACAACTACTGATTATAGTGGCACAGGAACAAACGGTGGGGCTACAATAACTCTTTCTAAAACTGCAACAGTTACGGCAGCTACAAGTTATACTCCGTTATTCTATAAAACAACTACAACAAGTACACCCCCTACGCTTACAATTAGTGATTCATATTTAGCCAAAGCATATGCCTTAGGTGACGGCACTAATACACCAAGTGCAACAGCAAGCTACTTATGGATGGCGACTCCGGGAACTACTGCACATACATGGGCTATTACTACTAGTTTGGGTCAAGGACAAATACCACCGGCAGTAGGACCCACAGTCATTACAATTTCAGGACAATCATACAATTTGTATGGGTTTACGAATTTTAATCAACCAACATTATTATATACGGTAACATAACATGGCAACATACGGAACAGTAACATTACCCACTCCACTGCAACTTAAAAACTTAGCAGATCCAACTGACGCACAAGATGCGGCAAGCAAAGCCTATGTTGACTCAAAACAGGTTGATCCGACTAAAATATCTAGCGGAACCAGTAATGTTGCTATTAATACCCTCAATGGTCCAGTGACTACTAGCGCAGGTGGTGTAGATGATGTATTAACTGTCACAGCAGCCGGGACGGTAGTTAAAGGTTCACAAAATGTTTCCGGTAATTTAATTAGTTCTGGTAGTCTACTGGTTGGGTTGCCTGGTTCTAATGTATTCTTGGGTAATGTCAGTAACATTAAAGTATATGGCGGTACTAGTGGACAATTTTTAAAACTAGCAACGGCGGCAGCATCTACTGCTATCACTGCACAAGTACAAACAACTGACACAACAATAACAGTAGTAAGCACAGCTGGATTCCCTACTTTAGGTTACATTATTATTGATAATGAAGTCATTGAGTATACCGGAGTCACTGCAACAACATTTACTGGTTGCCTTAGAGGTCAATTAAACTCAATTGCTGCCGGTCACGGCACGCCTGCAACTGTGTATAGCTATAGTGGCGGTTTGTTAGAATGGGCACCATTAGATGCTACACGAATTCTTAATGGTACAAGTAATGTTGCAATATCTTCTGTAAACGGTCCGGTTACAGTGGGAGTTGCAGGTACACCATCAGTTGCTACATTCAATAGCACTGGTGTAAATATTGCAGGTTATGCAAATATCAATAGCGGGATAATTACTACAAATGCACCTGTTTCATTAACTCAAACTTGGAATAACGTAAGTTCTACCTTTACAGGTATACTAGAAAATATAATTGACACCGGAAGTTCTTCAACTAGTAAATTAATTGATTTACAAGTAACTAGTGGTGGGACAACATCAAGTAAGTTTAGTATTGATAAAGGTGGTAACCTTATTGTAGGTACGGGGACTAATGGTTCAATAATAGGATTATTTGGATTAAGGGCTAACCACATAACTGTTTCCGGTGAGATATCAGGTAATGCTAACATAAGTACAGTCACTGGTAACTTAGGGTTAAGAGTAATTTCAAGTATATATACAGATAATGTAGCACCAGAAACTTCTACCATAGTTAATGCCGCAGTTCATGCAATTGGTCAACCAACTCTAGCGACAAGTAATACAGGTGTAACTTTCACAAATGCTTCTACTTTCTTAATCAAAGGTCCACCTATTAGAGGGACCAACGTTATTACAATAGGAAATGCATATGCATTGCGTGTAGAAAACGGTAATAGTTATTTTAATGGCGATATTATAACACCAAATAAATTTGTATCTACTGCTATTGATGGAACAGCTCCATTTGATGTTACAAGTAAAACAGTAGTAACTAACTTACATGCTAATTTATCTGACTATAGCACTGTCTCAACATCATCTACTGATACAAACTATTTGACATTTGTAAAAGGTAGTGCTGCTAGTAGTTACGGATTGTTGTCTAACTCTAATTTGTCATTTAATGCATTAAATGGTACATTATCTGCAAGTAATGTAACTGTAACCGGTCAATTAACTTCAACTATAGCTGAAGGAGTTGCTCCCGGTACTCCTCCATTAGTTGTTACTAGTAAAGCAGTAGTAGCTAACTTGCATGCCAATCTATCTGATTACGTTACTATTTCTTCTGCTACTTCAGGATCATATTATCCAACACTAGTTAGCAGTGAGACCGGTGGTCAAAAAGAATACACAACTAGCAAACTAACAGTTGATGCCGGTTCTGGTAATCTAACTACTAGTGGTTCATTAATATCTAGCGTAGCTATCGGTACTGTCCCAATAAGTGTTACAAGCACTACACGTGTTAATAATTTAAACGTAGCATATGCTAACGTAAGTGACTACGGGGCAGTTACTGTTTCGCCGGCAACAGGTACATTCTATCCAGTATTTGTTAATGGTGGTGCAGCCGGCAATTATGCATTACAGGCAAACACCAATATATCATTTGATTCAGCTACTGGACAATTAAATGCATCAAAACTAAATGCCACTGACTTAACATTGTCCGGTAATTTAACTGTTAGCGGTACAACTACTACTATCAATACAACAACTACAAGATTAGTTGACCCAATCTTTGAAATGGGCGGCGGGGCTAGTGGAGCATCTCTTATTGTTAACGACGGAAAAGATAGAGGGTTACTATTACATTATACCACTCCAACAGGAAGAGAGATTAGTTGGAGAGTTGGATTTAACGGGTCAACGCAACGCATAACTACACCAGCCAATGCTAATTTTGCTTTGACGGGTGATTTTACTATTGAAGCATATGTAAATCCAACGAGTTTTGTGGCAGCAGGTGTTCTTTTTAGTCAGGGTGCAGGTGCTAGTGCATTTAGTATTGGCATACACACAAATGGTAAACCGTTTGTTAGTTTTGGTATAGTAAACACTACTCTTAACGTACCAGAAGGAACAAACACTACAATAACTGCTCCTAGTGGAACAGTGTTAACATCAGTATTACTTGCATCATACGGAACTTCAGGTTCAGGAACTATGCCTAACTTTGTTGCAGGTGCTACTATTTCACCTTTTTCAGTTAGTAAAACTGAAGAAACTTTTGTAGGTAAAAGTACTGCAACAATTATTGCGGCAAACAGCGGATATAATGCTATATTTGGAGACTATGCTACCGGCACAAAATATTACAGTGCGGTTCTCAGCTTTGGTTTATTTTCATCAATTGCTATTGTTGCCGGTGAATGGTCACATATAGCAGTATCAAGAATAGGTTCTACAGTTACAATTTATATTAACGGAGTGGCTGCCGGCTCTACTACATATTCATCTGCTGTAGGGTCAAGTGCAATTACTTGGAATACATTTGGGGCAAGCTACCAATCTGCTCTCGTCAATACATTATATTACAATGGTTCAATTAGCAACTTCCGTTTAATTAAAAATCAAGGCATATTTATTGGGGCATTTAATCCAGGACTTACTGTTTTAAATAACACTACTGTAGGTTCTACTGGATCAGTTGTAACAAGTATTACAGGAACTGTAGCATTATTAACATTCCAAAGTGCGAGTATAGTAGATAATAGTACCACACCAGTAGCATTTACATTATTTAATAACCCGACTGTTGACCAAACTGGGCCTGTGCTAAGTTCAGGTTCTTTTCTTATAGCAGATGCATTTATTGGGTATAAAACATACACCAATGAATTTGTATTTGCAAATATTGTAACTACAACTAATGAAGTAGTGACTATAACATCGTATGGCAACATACGTGCTAACAACTATATCGGCAACGGGGCAGCATTAACAAATATTTCTAAACCAACTGATGTTCATTATATCGGTACTACTAGTATCGCATTAAACAGAACAAGTGCTAATCAGACACTTACTGGTGTTAGCATCAACGGTACTGCGTTTACTGCTAATATTGCAGGTGGTGTTACAGGTGGGGTTGTCTATCAATCAGGACCAAACGTCAGTACAACATCGGCTGCGGGTACAAATGGTCAAATACTTCAGTCAACCGGTGTTGCAATTCAATGGACTAACTTAGATAAAATATCAAACGGTACATCTAACATAAACATTATTGCGGATGCAGGTAATGTTAATACAGTAGTTGGTGGTACATTAATTTCAACTGTTGGTAGTTCCGGGATTACAATTATAGGTAACGTAAATGCCAATAACGCAATTATTTCTACCGGTACATTATCAACGGCAAGCAATCCTGCTATTCAAGTATCACAAACTTGGAATAATACATCTATAGCATTTACTGGTATATATTCAAATATCATAGATTTAACAAGTAGTGCAACTAGTAAATTAATTGATTTACAAGTAACTAGCGGTGGAACAACATCAAGTAAATTTAGTGTTGATAAAGGTGGTAATATTACTGCTACTTCATTTAATGGACAGTTTTCTAATGGCACTAGTTATCTTGCTATACTTAATAATAGTAATGTGTATTCTGTAGTTAACGATGTAGTTATTCTTAGTGTAGGTTCAACTGGAGCAACGGTTAACGGTAATTTATTTGCAAACGTTGCTAATATTTCTACCGGTACATTATCAACGGCAAGCAATCCTGCTATTCAAGTATCACAAACATGGAACAATAGTTCAGTAATTTTTACCGGTATATATACAAATATTATTAACACCGCAAGTAGTTCAAGTAGTCTATTAATGGACTTACGAGTAGGTGGTTTAAGTAAATTTAGAATTGATACATCCGGTAACGTATATTCTGGTGTAGTTTTTCCTTCTTCTATAAATTTCACAGCAAGTCAAGGTACTACGCCATTTACTGTTCTTACAACTACAAAGGTTGCCAACTTAAATGCTGATTTAGTAGATGGGTATAGTACCTCAGTGACAAGTCTTGCGAATACTATTGTGGTTCGTGATCCACTAGGTAATATTGCCGGCAACAATATCACAGGTATAATTGCAACCGGTATACAACCAAGTATCACTAGTATAGGATCTCTAACTGGATTAACTGTAAGCAATGCAACAGGTATCGTTAACTTTACTACAACTGCAAATGTATCACTGGGTGCAGTGGCAAATCTAAAAATAACCGGCGGCACAGACGGACAATTTTTAAAAACTGATGGATCTGGTGGACTAAGTTGGGCTACTTCTTCTTCAACATTCTATGTAGGTACTACTGCTTTAACAACTAACAGAACATCAGCTACACAAGCACTTACAGGTATAACTAGTATAGATGGTTCTGCGGCTACATTAACTACAGCAAGACTCATTAATGGTGTGTCTTTTAATGGTAGTCAAGATATTACAGTTCCGTTGTCTACAACAGGAAACATAACTTCAGGTAACATAACTACAACAGGTCTAGCAAATATAGGTACCACTTTAACTGTAAACGGTATAACTACTTTACAAGGTATTGCAGAGGTACTTACTACCCCTACAGTAGGTACATACAATTTGAATACAGGTACTATATTCTACCATGCATCAGTAGGTAGTAACTTCCAAGCGGCATTTGCAAATGTTCCGGGTGTTGGTATCGGGCTAAGTAGAGTAGTAACTGCAACAATTGTAATTGCACAGGGTAGTACTACAGCATATACACCTACTTCAGTTACAATTAACGGCGGCTCCGCTGTTACAGTAAAATGGTTCGGTGGTGTAGTGCCAACAGGTACTACTAGTGCTGTAGATTATTTTTCTTTCAGTATATTCGTGGTATCCGGGGCAGTTACACAGGTTACAGGAACATATGCATCATACAATAGTTAATACCAGTGAGTTTTAAATGCCATTATTAAGCGGAATTACAGGATCAAAAGGTTATGCAGCGATAGGAATTTATATTCCGGATCCTGAACCAGAATACAAAGGCACTACTATGTTTTTTGCTCAAGCATTTGCACCACTTGGATGGACACAAATAGATACAAGCAACATGACACTTAGAGTTACTACAGGTGCAACGTTGAGTGATGGAGGATCAAATCCTTTTTCATCAACGTATCCTTCAACCGTATTTGCATTTCCTGAAGAAACAGGTGAATGGCTTTTTGAAACCGGAATAAACTATACTACTGTTGCACAAATGCCATCTCATTTACACTATGGTAAAAATTCTGCTTTTCTAAATACAGCGACAACACACACATCGGGACCAACACTCGGGAGCAAGTTGAACCCAGTTCACGTACCTGGTGGGGCTTACACCGGTCACCCAGCAAATGCCCCGGGACCATATTCAAGAACTGTTTTAGCATATGAAAGCCCGCTATATAGTCCAACCAACTTAAATGCCCCAGGTGAAGGTCATAGTCACGGTCAATTTTCAGGTGGTTTAAAACTAACATCTTCAGCCACTATTGATTTAAGAATTAAATATATATATTCAATAGTGGCAACTAAAAAGTAAAAGACTACTCATTTAATATATGGCAACTATCATTACATCAATACCAACAGGAAGCGTCACGTTATTTAGACAAATAACCGCACCAGTGAAGTGGACAAAAAACACAACATATAATGATTACGCACTAAGAGTAACTTCAGGGGCGGTAGGTGCATCAGGTCCTACAAATACTGTTCCATTTTCAACACTAAACACAACCACAGTAGCTGTCGGGGGTTCATACCGTATCACTAGTGCAAGCGTGACGGCGGCGCCAGGTGGTAGTGGTATCCAGCCGCATACTCACAAAATGGGACCTGCTTCACCACTCGGTCCTGCTTATCCGTCCCCTGCTCCATCTACCACATATGTCAATTCTGATGGTGACTTAGCTGGCGTAGGTAATCCAGCGCAGCCTGGTGGTAGGACAGGTTATAGTTATTACCAAGGTTACAGCGGAGTAGCAACAAGTGCTACTGGAGGTGGTGCGGCACATCCGCATACTGCAACATCTCCTTATAGTACTTTTCCGTTCGGACCATTTGATCTAACAAGTAATTTTTCATTTAGTGTAAAATACTTGGATGTAATTTTATGCACAAGAACAGGATAATTTAATGGCAGCAGCGTTTGGTAATGGTACAAAAAAGTTTTTTAATATGGGGGCGGCTCCTAGCGGATGGACAAGAGATACTACAACCGTCAGTGACCACGCAATAGTAATTACAGGTATAGGTATTCTAGGTGGTACCACTGGCGGAACAACTAACTTTACTAGTGTTCATCCCGGAACTGCAATGACTGTAACAGCTTCGAGTTCTCCGTTTTCAAACCCTACTTCACCGGCTACTATAGACCTTCCTACACATACACATTCCGGAACTGTATCTCTTAGAGCTAAACAAGACTTTGGAACTGTTGAAACAGGTTATACGTGGCCTTATCCTGCCCCAGGACCCACAACCCCTAGACGCCCTACATATTATGGATTTGCATCTGCCGAGAGTGCGCCCAGTTATGACCAAAATTCTTGGTCAGAGGCTGCACCAAACTCAGTAGTAAATGTGGGTAGTTTAATTATAGGTAATGAATATACAATTGCCGCTTTTGGAAGCACTACACAGGCTCAATGGGATATTATAACAGGATCTACAGAATCCTCTACAATCCCCCAGTACACATATTATTATAACAGAACGGTTGGGCAACAGTTTACTGCTCAAAATACCGGTGCTGGTATGGGTAACGGTCAAGTTAGACCAGTAGCATCAACTAGCGAACACTTTCACACTACCGGTGTTTCGGCACCATTTACTAGTACAGGACCAAAAACATTTAACTTAGGGGTAAAGTACGTTGATTTAATACTTGCAATTAAAAATGGTGCCTACGGGGCAACATGGGCATCACAATCTGCTACTACCGTTGCTAAAGGTGGTTCTGTTTCAATTACTTGGAATACTCCTACAGTCAGTGTGCCTACTTCGTCTACATTATATTGGACTATAGTAAATTCAGGACTAACCGGTGCACTAAGTTCTATTGCAATGTCAGGATCTTTTGTTACAACTGGTGCAACATTTGGACAAACAATTGTGGTAACAGATAACGGTGTTTGGGATAATGGCGGTGCGTTTATCGTTCAATTAAGAAGTGATTCGGTTAATGGCACAATAATGGCGGCTAGTCAACCAATAACTATAACTGAAGCAACCAATCCTACTGCTACCTTTACTTCCAGACCTGGTTCGATTTACTTGACGAGTGGTTCGGTAAATGAAGGGGTTGTTGGGTCTTTTTCATTTTCTACGACAAGATTAAGAGATGGAGAATTATTGACTTATGCAGTCAATAATGTAACATCTAGTAATGCCGATTTTTCTTCTGCAACTGGTTCAGTAGTCGTTACAAGTAACACAGGTACATTTACTATTACACCAATAATAGATTTATTAGTAGAATCCAACCCAAACGAGAATTTTACAGTTTCATTAAGTACTAGGTCAGGATTACTATTAGCTACTAGTGTAACCATAATAGTGGGTGACATTCCACCAACAGTTACGTTCATCACACCACCAGCAACAATTAATGTGAACACTGCTGGTACTTTTACAATCACTACAACCGACGTACCAAACGGTACTAGATTAAACTGGTCTATAGATTTAATTTCACCCACAATATCAACTGATTTTGTAAGTATTAGTGGCACTGTTAATATATACAATAACACCGGTACGTTTTATATCACTCCAAAATCTGTATATACCGGCACATCAAAAACATTTACCGTTGCAGTAAAAAATAGCACAAATCAAACATTACAAACTAGCTCATCTGTAACTATTAATCCAAGTACTATTACTTTTGTTACACCAATTACTTCATTAAGTGAAGGGCAAACAATAACATATAATATAACCACAACTAATTTAATTAATGGTTCACAATTACTTTGGAAAGTAACTCCAATATCTCCTACAGTTAATGCAGATTTTAATTCAGTTACTGGATATACAACAATAGACAATAATACAAGTAGTTTCAGTATTACACCTATAGCAAATTCAAGTACTGTAGGGACAAAGACATTTAGTCTTGATGTTTATGATTTTTCTGGAACAAAAAATCTAACAATTACAGGCATTACCCCAGCAGTTACTGCTAGCATTATTGATATATTTGCAGGTTCAACATATAATTTTATTACCCCACCAATATCAATATTAGAAGGCCAATCAGTTACATTACAATTTATAAGTAATGTCAATAGTGGGACATTGTATTGGACAATAGACACTACACCCACGACAGCCGCAGATTTTACCGGAAGTGTAATATCAGGGTCAATTACATTGAATGGTACTACTATCATTGATAACACTAGCTTAAAACAACAATATTTACAAACATTTACTATAACTACTGCGGCAGTAGATATGATTACAGAATCAACTGAAACATTTACTGTTAGTATTAGAAAAGTCAGTGTTACCGGAGATGTGGTTGCTACTAGTAATATTATATCAATAATAGATAATACAGAATCATATTATTTTATAAATCCAAGTACTTATATAAATGAGGATACTACTACAACATACACTGTAAATGCAATTAATACTACAATTACTACATTATACTGGGATATTGTAAATGATACGACCGCTGCCGGTAATTTTAGTGGTGCGGTTTCGGGAACAATCACACTTACTGCAGGGGTAGGCACTTTTTCAATTACAACAGTAGGAGGGGGAGTTACAGGTGGCGATAAATCATTTATATTAAATCTTAGAACAGCAATTGCACCTGGTACTATTGTAGCGTCAGTTTCACCTATAGTGTTAGTTGATACTTCAAAGAACCCAGAATATACTTTCCCGTTATTACCAAGAGTAATGTCTGAGGGTGTTACTACAACTGTTAATTTTCAAACTACTTCAGTTAATCCTACGTCTTATTATTGGGAGATTAATGACGGTTCTGCTACTATCTTAGATTTTGTAAGTAATTCACTAACATCTTCTGTAAATTTTAACGGGTCAAGTTCTCTAGTAATGGATAGTAACAGTGTACTTGCTATGGAAACCTCAGATTTTACCATAGAATGTTGGATTTATTTGACAACTATAAATGTAAGTCAAGCAATATACGACACTAGAGTACCAGCACCCGGCACAGGTGAGCTAGAAGGGCCAGGTTACGGGTTTTATATTAACAGTAGCAACAGATTAATATTTGGTACGAAAAATGTTAATAAACTAACCGGGACTACTGCACTAGCACGTGACAGATGGTATCATGTAGCTGTTACTAGATCAAACGGGACATTATATATGTTCGTAGATGGATTAAGCCAGGGTAGCGCATCAGTTACTAACAACTTCACTTATACTAGATCAAGAATTGGGTTTGGTGCTAATGGATACTTTAATGGAAATATAAGCAATCTACGTATAATTAAAGGTACAGCATTATACACTTCTAATTTTACAATATCATCAACACCCGTACAATTAACAAATATTACAAATACAGTATTATTAATATGTACTAACATGTCTATGGTTGATAATTCTACTTTTAATTTAACACTAACTTATACCGGATCATATCCTAGAGTATATTCAACTTCAACACCTCCAATAATAATAGAAAATATGTTCAACCATTCAGGAACCTTTGCACTTTCTACCGGTTCGTTTTCACTTACCCCCTGGTTAGATAGATTGACAGAAGGTCTTGAGTCTTTTAGAATAGTAGTAAGAAGATATGTAGATTTGATTACAATAGGACCTTTAGTAGCAATAAGTGATGTTATATTGATTACCGATACTTCATTAACCCCAACTTATACATTTGATAGTCCAGTAACATCAGTAACTGAGGGAATTTCTTATAGTTATACAGTTAGGACGACCAATGTTCCTATTGGATCAACTTTATATTGGACTATAAATCATTTAACAACTTCAACTAATGACTTTTCAGTATCTTCAGGCTCATTCTTAAACTCAACTGGGAACGAATCATCGGGTTCCGGAATATTTAATATTACCATTCTTGCGAGTGAATTACCTGAACGTAATGAAACATTTACAATACAACTAAGAAAAAATAGTGACATCACTACTACTGTATTTGCTCAAACTCCAACAATTACATTAATAGATCCAACATACCCCACATATGCATTTGGAGTAATACCCGCATCAATAAATGAAGGTAGTGCTGGTACATTTAATGTTACTACAACTAATATTATCAACGGCACCACACTATATTGGACTCTAGCTACTAACGCAGGTGACTTTTCTACTATTAATGGTTCAGTTATCATTACAAATAATACTGGTTCTTTTTCAGTAACACCCACTGCTGATTTAACTACCGAGGGTGCGGAGGCATTTACTGTTAAAATCAGGATAGGCAGTGTTATCGGAGATGTAGTTGCTACAAGTAATACTGTTACTATCAATGATACAAGTACTAGCCCGCCTACATATGCATTTGGAGTAATACCCACATCAATCAATGAAGGTAGCGCCGGTACATTTAATGTTACTACTACTGACGTAGCTAACGCAACCATTCTATATTGGTTTGTAGATACTAACACAGGTGACTTTTCTACCATTAACGGGTCATTTACAATTACATCTAATACTGGCTCGTTCTCAGTAACACCGACATTGGATGCTACTACAGAAGGAAGCGAAACATTTATTGTTAAAATTAGTACCGACAATCAGTTTATTAATGTAGTTGCTACTAGTTTACCAGTAACAATTAACGATACAAGTACTGACCCCACATATGCATTTGGAGTAATACCCACATCAATCAATGAAGGTAGTGCTGGTACATTTAATGTCATAACAACCAATGTTGTTAATGGCACAACATTATATTGGACTATAGCTACTAACTCAGGTGACTTTGGAGATTTTAAAGGTTCATTTATAATTACATCTAATACTGGTTCTTTTACAGTAACACCCACTGCTGATATCACTACAGAAGGAAATGAAACATTTACAGTTAGTATTAGAAAAGTCAGTGTTACCGGAGATGTGGTTGCTACAAGTAATACTGTTACTATCAATGATACTAGTACTGACCCCACATATGCATTTGGAGTAATACCCACATCAATCAATGAAGGTAGCGCCGGTACATTTAATGTTACAACTACTAACGTAGCTAACGCAACCATTCTATTTTGGACTATAGCTACTAACTCAGGTGATTTTTCTACTATTAATGGGTCATTTACAATTACATCTAATACTGGCTCTTTCTCAGTAACACCCACTGCTGATTTAACTACGGAAGGAAACGAAACATTTACTGTTAGTATTAGAAAAGTCAGTGTTACCGGAGATGTGGTTGCTACAAGTAATACTGTTACTATCAATGATACTAGCATTACTCCCCCGCCCACATACGCATTTGGAGTAATACCCGCATCAATCAATGAAGGTAGCTCCGGTACATTTAATGTTACTACTACCAATGTAGCTAATAGCACTATACTATATTGGTTTGTATATACTAACTCAGGTGACTTTTCTACCATTAACGGGTCATTTACTATTACATCTAATACTGGTTCTTTTTCAGTAACACCAACAGCAGATATCACTACAGAAGGAAATGAAACATTCATTGTTAAAATTAGTACCGACAGTCAGTTTGTTAATGTGGTTGCTACAAGTAATAATGTTACTATCAATGATACTAGTACTAGCCCCACATATGCATTTGGAGTAATACCCACATCAATCAATGAAGGTAGTGCTGGTACATTTAATGTTACTACTACCAATGTAGCTAATAGCACAACATTATATTGGACTATTGCTACTAACTCAGGTGACTTTTCTACCATTAATGGGTCATTTACAATTACATCTAATACTGGCTCTTTCTCAGTAACACCCACTGCTGATTTAACTACCGAGGGTGCAGAAACATTTACAGTTAGTATTAGAACAGTCAGTGTTATCGGAGATGTGGTTGCTACAAGTAATACTGTTACTATTAATGATACAAGTACAACACCTACACCAGCATATGTATCATTCATTGGAGTAACCGATAATTTGTCACTTAACTGGTATATATCCGAAGGTAATTATACGGCAACATTTACTCTGACCACCACCAACGTTGCCAACGGTACAACATTATATTGGACCACTTATGCGTACCCCGGTTACGCTGTTTCCGCTGATGATTTCACAGACGGTCTGCTTCAGGGTACAGTCACAGTACAGAATAACCAAGCTGTTATTACTCGAACTGCTATTGCGGATCTAACAACAGAGGGAACTGAATTTTTTATGTTAGAGATTCGTGAAACCAGTTA